AAGCCGATATACCGGTAAAGCACGGCCTTGTCCCACGGGCGGAGGTTCGGGTTCTGCATTTTGCAGAATACGTCCCAGCGGGTCATGCCGGGGTATCGCTTCTGATTCGGGTGTAGCTGGTTGTTATACTCGTCGATGGAGCGAATGTCGTCGGCCACCAGCTCGTCGTAGGTATAGCTCTTCACCTTATAGGTGTCGTTGTACTCGTCATATACTTTCTCTTCCTTCGGACGGTTCGCTTCCAGACGGGCCCACCAGCGGCCTATGCCCGCCTGCGAGCGTTTCTCCACGCCGTATTTCTTCTGGCGGTTGAAATGCTCCGCCCGCTTTTCCCGCGAGTTGCCGGGGTTACACCAACGGATCAGCGGGAACACCGTGCCGGCCTGCATCAGGCCGTCGGCGAAGTCCTTCACCAAGTGGTGCTCCACTTCCAGCTCCGCCGGTATGTACATGCCGTTGCGGTCAAGGGTCCGGAACATGTTGCGCATGCAGTCGAGGAACAGTTCGGCGGTTTTCAGCCGGTTGTAAGCGTAGCCCACCACGGCGCCGCTCACCACATCGTAGGCGTAGTAAGCCTTTACCCGGTTGCCGTCCTTCATCGGACGAGGGAGGTCACGGTCGTCGAGGGAGATCTTGCTGAGCGAATAGGCTCCCGTGTAGCGTAAATGGTACGGACGGTAGGCGTTGTTGAAGTCCCATTGGCTCATGTGATGTTTCGCCCTCAACGCCTTGTTCTTGGGATTGGTCAGATAGTTCGCCACCGTCTTGGGACTTAACACGATCGGGTTGCCGTTTTTGTCTGTAAAATCGGCAGGATCGAGTATCTCGCCCGTTTCCGGGTCAAATAATTCGCATTCTCCTTCCAGAAACAGGTTGTATTGTTCCCATACCGTCGTGTTATAGGGCTGTTCCGGTTGGGCGTCTATCGCCAGCAGCACCCGCTCGATGCCGTAAGTCACCTTGCGACGGTTCTGGTTCATGAACTTTCCGCTGATTAAGCTCTCATATCCCTGAGCCTTGAAATCCCACACGCGCCTCTTGAAGCGGTTGGCGCTTATCGGCAACGTATGCCCGAATTCGATTTGATAGTAACTGATCGCCCCCGCCATCTCGCCCCAGTTCACCGGGCCGCCCTTCATGGCTTTGCGCATCAATACCGTGTCGGCCATCAGCGCCAGTACACTCTCTATCACCGAGGCGTTCACCGTGTACTCCTGTATGCGTTCCGGAGGGAGCGTATTACCGTTGTCGAAACGGAATCGGGAATAGAACTCTCGTGCTTTTGCGTCGATGTGGAAGTGGCTGCCGAACCAGTTCCTGAGAATATCGTCTTTCATGTCCCCGTATTTTAGCTTTATCTTCTCCTGAAATCGAATGGGAAGGGTGGCCACTTCTACCAGAGCATAACCTCCCAACCCCCTTCCTGAACGTACCACATGGATTTGTCCCCGGGCTGCCAGCTGCTTATAATTAGCCTCTGACATGATGGGTGCAAGTTCTTCCTCGGAAAGCATCGACGGATGTACATCTTTCAACGCACGACTTCTGCTGTAGTCGCCCTTCCCATCGATGATGACGGGGCGGTCGTCGTATGTCAGATCGTGGTACGATATGCACAATATCTTTCCGTAGTATTCCATATCGCCTCCTCTTACAACACTGCTGCCATCTGTTCCACCTCGCTCTGCAACTGCATGAGGCTGCAAACGTCCAAATTCTCGTAATTCTCTTTCAGCCGGTCGTCCACGAACACGGATACATTCCCGGTCTCACTATACGCCACTATCTTTACACGTGACCCGAATCTCTGGGTCATCGTTTTTTCTCCTTCTTCGTAGGAAGTCTCGCACTTCGGTGCATAGCCGTCTGTCAACTTGCCGCCGCGTTGCAGGGCGAGATGGCGTATCCGCCGGGCTTGGTCGCTGTTGCGCTGGAAGGTCAATGCCTGCCATACCGCTTGGCGCGAACACTGGAAGGTCTTTATCAAGAAGGCCTTAGTTTCGTTGTCTGTCAATATCTGCTTTCTCATTTGTCTGTTTATTTGGTGATTGTTATATTTGCGATTGTTTACAATAACTACATCATGAAACCGTCCGGAAAAACTCCCAAGAAATGGAGATTGAACTATGTGATTACATACTTGGATGCCGAAAAGGCAAATCGGTATCGCCAGTTTGTCCTTGACACCCTAATCAGTGCCGCGACATTGCGTAGAATTGACTACGCGATAGACATCGAAGCCCCATTGTTCGACGAAATTCACGATAAATTGCATACGCCTTTTCAAGGATTTGTCGCCGACCTTGTTCGGTTTCGTTCTTCTTCGAACTCTTTATCCTCGATAAAGGAGTTCCGAGCGATAGTCGACGGCCTGTTTCAAGACTATGACATCTTTTTTCGGGGTGATCCGTTCGAGGTTCAGAGTCAGCTCCAAAAATTCCTGAAAGAGGATCCTTTCCCGGAACAGTTCTGTCGCCCGCTGGCCTATCCGTATACGGAGTTCCATAACGGGAAAGAATCAACTCTTTGTATAACTGAGGAAGCTCTTCAAAAGATAATAGACGATAAAGAGGGTTCCCCGAAAAATTCTCAATGGCTTTCATAATCAAAGGCTGTCAATGGCTTTGGTTCGCATTCCTTCTTCGTTCAGAATCTCGTAAAGCCGGGTTCCCTTTTTCAGTTCCTCGCACAACACCTGTAATGCCTCCTCGCACACGCACGACAGGTTCTCGACGACGCGGCAGGTGTCCGAGTCGTTTCGCTCGTCCTCTGTCAGGATGCTCTTGATAAGCTCCAGCGTTTGGTCGGCGACATTCTGCATGTGTGTCACGTTGCCGATCAGCGTGCGCAGCTTCTGTTTGATCCGCGCCTCCATTTTTGTTGGATTCATTGTTGCTTTCATAACTTTAAGTTTTAATGGTTGGATTTTGTGGGGCATGGGGAATCGAACCCCAACGCAAAAACCATTGCCCCGTGTGTCTTTCCACACCGTCCGCCCGTCTCTTGACGCCTTCCGGGCTGTCACGCTCAATTTTTTATTATCCGGCGACATTCTCGTCTTTACCGATAAAGTCAAGGAACATGATAAACTTGCCGCGTAAATCCCGGATCAATTCCAGTTCTAAAATATGGGCAAGCTGGGTAGTGGCGCCGGTAGTATTTAATCGCAATTTTTCGCCAAGCAGGGTATTGGTAATGTTATTCACTTTATTTACCAAATATGACCGGATATCTTCAAGGCTTCCGGAGCTTACCACGGCTTTCAACTTGCGGTATTCGGAAAGTTCAAGCTGTACTTTATACATATCTTCCGCATGATCCATAAAAAATGATTCATAATCCTCATTCATGATTCGCGTATAGTTGTCGGCCTCTTCCAAAAGTCCATCGATACGGCATTTCACCCGTTCGGCTACAAAATCCCGCTTTTTCATCATCGTTTCTTGATTTTCCATCGTCTCACTTGTTAATAATAGGTTTCGGTTCATATTCTTTAATCTCTGACACTCGTTAATTTCGAGCCAATTTTGTATATTTGGCCGCTGTTTACTACTTAAACACTCTGCAAATATAAACAAGATTTCTCGTCTATGCAAGAAAACAAACAAGAAAAGTCGGCTATAAAGCAAAATATCTTGCTTTATTTATCGAATAAAGGGGTAACGTCCTATGAATTTTATAAAATATCAGGGGTTACAAGAGGTATTTTACAGCAAAGCAATGGTATTAGCGAAGATAATATTGCGAAATTTCTTGCCTATGCTCCTGATGTCAATATAGAGTGGCTGCTTACGGGAAAAGGGGATATGCTCAAGCATGCCTCAACCAATGTGGACTCTACTATTGTAACTCCGCTCGACAATACAGACCAGCCCAAAGCCATGCCTTTGGCGAACGTGTTGGGAAATATAAAAGTAAAACCAATTCCTTTGGTTACTGAAACAGCAGCGGCTGGCTTTGGTAACGGTCTCCTCTCTATTGAAGAAAAAGATGTAAAAGAATACTACGTTATACCCAAGTTTCGCTACTGCAATGTGGATTTCATGATCGAAGTATCCGGTCTTTCCATGTACCCGCATTTTAACCCCGGGGACGTGATAGCCTGCACTATACTTAAAGACCGAAAATTTTTACAATGGAATAAATGTCACGTCATTGCTACACGTGAGCAAGGTATTCTCGTGAAACGGCTTATGCCGAGTACAAAAGATGGTTATATTACAGTAGTGTCCGATAACAAGGAATATCCAGCTTTCGATGTACCGTTCGATGAGATAACAGGTCTCGCCCTTGTGGTTGGATTTGTCGGCCTTGAATAATAAGCCCCCTTAACAATTTGTATGGAGTTTACAAAAGATTTTATTATTAAAATTTTAATTCGTCTCTTTGAAGAAAAGAATTCTCGCAAGGCAACAGCGGAAGAAATATCGACAATACAACAGACGACCGAAGAGAGCTTTGGATCATCTGACGATACAACATCTTTTCACGGTGATGAAATTTGCCAATTACTCCAAGAAGAAGAAATTGACGAAGCAGCACATGCCATAAGAATAGTTATAGTCTGTTACGTCGAATCAATAAATGAAAGGTCTTTTTATAAAATAAAGCAAAACATTGCCTTAATTAAGGAATTTCACCCGAAAGTCTTAAAGTATAGCCAAACAGAGTTATTCTCTAAAATCGTAAAATACGCAAGAGAAGATATGTTTACCGGAGACTTGTGTATATTGGGAGACCAAACTCAATATTTAAATCTATTTGAGGAGTATACAAAGGATCCCAAAGCACTGTCATTGTCTCGTATAAAAGATAATAAACCTGAATTGGTTGCATACTTAGGCGGTCCGCAAGCATTTGACCTTTAATTTCCCATACTTTGTGTAGTCATCACACACTACCATAGTATCACATATAAGCCGCACGCACACTTTTTTCAATGTAATGCAAGTAAATATTTAATTTAATATATTGTAAATCAATAAAATATTTAGTTTAAGACTAAAAAAAATAAATATCGATTTCCTCCTCGAAAATGGCAAAAAATTGGACTTATTTGCATTTTAGCACCTTTTTATATTTGTGGGTACACGTTAATAATAGTTGTTTTGTAACCCCTAATATAACCCCTAACTTCATAAATTTGTAACTCCTAACAGTAACCCCTAATGTAACCCCAAATCAAAACGGATACAAAAAAAGAGGGCATTCAGCCCTCTCTATCAGCATTTATGGAATAACGTCCGAAAGTTATTATAACGGCGTTATTTTTCGTCTTGATCGATAGTCTTCCTACTGCCTGAGATAAGCGTAGATTGCTTAATTATAGCTCTTTTTGTACATATCGTGCCATTCCCGGACAGCCCGGCATGGAGCAGGTAATTCTTCGTCGCTCCCACTTGTTCAGCCGTCAAAACTGTATATA